AACACATTAGTGGAGCATATGAGTGACTGAGTTTTATACAAATATTTCTATGAAGGGTAAGAGTATTCTTTATCGTGGGGTCGATGAACTCGGTAATCGCATTGAACGCAAAGAAGAATTTCATCCTACAATGTATGTCCCAACAAACGAAAAGACTGATTGGACAACACTCGATGGTTATTATGTTGAAGAAGTGAAACCCGGCAATATTCCAGACACAAGAGAGTTCATCAATCAATATAAAGATGTTAGTGGTTTCGATATTTACGGAAATACAGATTATGTTTGCCAATACATTGCAGAGAACTTTACAGAAGAAATCGAACCAGATATGTCAAAGATTGTCATTGCAAACATTGATATTGAATGTGAATCCGAAAACGGTTTTCCCGATATTGAAAATCCACAAGAACGCATCAATGCAATCTCTGTTGATTTCAATGGTGAAATGCATGTGTTTGGTTTGGGTAAGTTCAACATCAGTCAAAGAGATGTACTCAAAGAAAATCAATACGAATGTGAAACAGAAGAAGATTTGTTAATGTTGTTCTTGGATTTGTGGGACGAAAAGAAACCAGATGTGGTCACTGGATGGAATGTAAGGTTCTTTGATATTCCATACCTTGTTAATCGTATCACGGAAGTGTTGAGCAAGAAAGATAGTAAACGACTTTCACCTTGGAGAGATTACAGAGAACGCCACATTACAAAGTTCAATAGAGAAAATGTTGTCTATGAACTCACAGGTGTTTCGACTCTTGACTACTATGAACTATACAAGACATTTACTTATGTCAATCAAGCATCATATTCTTTGAACCATATTGCAGAAGTAGAACTCGGTGAGAAGAAGTTAGATTATTCAGAGTATGATTCAATGGCAGAGTTTTACAAGAAAGACTTTGCAACTTTCATGGAATACAATGTTCGTGATACAAAGTTGGTGATGCAGTTAGAAGACAAGATGAAACTATTGGAACTTGCAATCACTTTGGCATACTCTGCGAAACTTGGGAACTATATGGATGTGTTTGGACAACTCCGAACTTGGGACTCAATCATTTATCACTTCCTCTACGAACATAAGATTGCCATTCCACCTAAGAAGCATGGACAAAGCAAAGACGATAAGTATGCAGGTGCATATGTGAAAGAACCCATCACAGGAAAACATGATTGGATTGTTTCGTTCGACCTTGCTTCACTCTATCCAAGTATAATCCGATGGTTAAATCTATCACCAGAAACAAAAACAGATGACGGACAACGAAACTTTATCAGTGCAATGAGTGTTCTGAACAATAATCAGACAGAAATGGATTGGATAAAAGAACAAACCGATAAGAACTTATGTGTGGCTGCCAATGGTACGACATACACAAAAGAATTTCAAGGTTTCCTTCCTGCAATCATGGAGAAGTTATACAACGAACGAAAGATGTACAAAGGTAAAATGATTGAAGCGCAGAAGCACCGACAAAATGTTGGTAAGATGGCAATGCCAACTCTTGCTAAAGGTGGTGTTGCAAAGAAACTTGACAAAGAAATCACCAAGTATCATAACTTTCAATTGGTACGGAAGATTCAATTGAATAGTTGTTATGGTGCGTTGGGAAATGAATATGGAAGATATTACGATTTAGATTTGGCAGAAGCAATTACCGTTTCGGGTCAGTTGATTATTCAATGGATCGCAGATAAGCTAAATGAATTTTTGAATGAAACAATTGGAACAAAGGATTATGATTATGTGGTTGCTAGTGATACTGATAGTGTGTATTTGCGGTGTGGGAATCTTGTGGAGAAAGTATGTGCTGCCGGTAAGTCGAAGCAGGAGGTGGTGGAATTCCTCTCAAAAGCATCAGAAGAAATAATCTCACCATTTATTGAAGAACAATATACAGAATTGTCTGATATTATGGGTGCGAAGCAACCAGAAGTTATTTCAATGGAACGAGAAGTTATTGCAGATGTTGCAATTTGGACTGCAAAGAAAAGATATGCTATGTCGGTTCATGACTCGGAAGGTGTCAAGTATGATCCACCGAAGCAAAAAATAATGGGAATTGAAACCACACGAAGTTCCACACCACAGGTTGTTAGGGATTCGTTGAAGGATGTAATCAATCTTATTCTAACAACAGATGAAGATACGGTAATTGATTTTATTGATGACTTCCGAGAGAAGTTCAACAACTTTGCTATCGAAGAAATTGCATTTCCAAGAGGAGTTAATGGTATGATGAAGTATGCAGACAGAGGATGCATCTACAAGAAATCTACACCAATCGCAGTGAAGGGAAGTTTGATTTACAATCACTATGTCGATAAATTAAACCTTGGTAAGAAGCATCGTAAGATTGTTGATGGTGATAAGATCAAGTTCGTACATTTGAAGAAACCAAATCCAGTTGGTGGAGTTGCAGGACAAGACCAAGTGGTCGCGTTCCCGAATAATTTGCCGGTTGAGTTTGGTTTGGATGGATTCATTGACTACGACCATCAGTTTGATAAGTCATTCTTGAACCCATTGAAAACTATTTTGGAAAAGATTGGATGGAATTGGGAACAGGTTTCTACATTAGAGGAGTTCATACAATGAAACTAGAACTAGATATAAATGATGTAAGAGTGGTGAAGAACATTCTTGAAGAAGTCCACACAAAGTGGCAAAGTAAAACCAAAGATATGCAGGGTGATAAGAATTGTTCTCTAGAAAATTACAATTCTCATATTGACGCAGTTCAAAGTCTTGGTATAATAGTGAGAGCAATAGAGGAACAACTATGAGTAATTTTCTAAAAGATATTATCAAATCATCAGGTAACGAATATGCAGGAATTGCTTCGGAAGGTATTGATGGTTCGGATGTAACTGGATTCATCGATACTGGTAGTTATGCGTTTAATGCTTTGTTGTCTGGGTCACTTTATGGTGGTATACCCAACAATAAAATAATGGCACTCGCAGGTGAATCAGCAACAGGTAAAACATTCTTTGCACTCGGAATGGCAAAGAAATTTCTTGACGATAATCCAGAGGGTATGGTGTTGTACTTTGATACAGAATCAGCAGTAACATCTGATATGATTAAGGAACGAGGATTAGACCCTGCAAGGGTTGCCATCTTCCCTGTTGCAACAGTTGAAACATTTAGACATCAGGCAATTTCCATAGTTGATACCTATATAGAAACAAAAGAAACCAAACCAGTGTTTGTTGTTCTTGATTCTTTGGGAATGTTATCCACAGAAAAGGAAATGGCAGATACTGCGGATGGTAAGACAACAAAAGACATGACCCGTGCGGCCGTCATCAAAGCAACTTTCCGAGTTCTAACATTGAAGTTGGGTAAAGCAGGTATTCCTTTGGTAATGACAAACCATACTTACGACATCATCGGTTCAATGTATCCGACAAAGAAAATGTCAGGGGGATCTGGACTTTTCTATTCAGCATCCACTATCATATATCTCTCCAAACGAAAAGTGAAAGAGGGAACAGATGTTATTGGGAACATTATTCATTGTAAATTATTCAAGGGCAGGTTTACCAAAGAGAATTCAATGGTAGATGTTATGTTAGATTATGATACAGGGTTGAATCCTTATTATGGTCTTGTGCCGATTGCCATCAAGTATGGGATTTTCAAAAAAGTATCAACCAGAATAGAGTTACCGAACGGGAAGACACAATTTGAAAAAACGATCAATAACGAACCAGAGAAGTATTTTACAGATGATGTAATGAAGCAACTTGAAGGTGCGGTTGAAAAAGAATTTAAATACGGTAATATAATAGAAGAAACGGAGAACGCAGATGAGCAATTATAAATTTGATGATTCAGATCCAACGGTTCAACCAGTTCCTATCATTTTCACAGAAGGTAAATATGACGGAGTAAAGATCCAATATGGTCATATTTCATTCGATGAGAAAGATGGAGAACTTGAATTGAAGTTCAATTATAGGTTGGTAGAAAATCCAAACGAACTTGAAGAAGATCAAGAGTTTATTGATGAACTTGGTCAAGTATTGATGAAAGTATTAGAAGAAGAAATTGAAGAAGTAGGTGACGATTTTCTAAAGGAAACAGAAAAATCAAATGAAGACAGTTGAAACGGTCATACTTCAGAACCTAATATACAACGAAGAATTTGCAAGGAAAGTCGTTCCTTTTTTGAAGGACGAATACTTTCATTCTAAAACTGAACGGTTAGTGTTCATCATCATTCGTGATTTTATTGTAAAATTCAATAACCTTCCTACCAAAGAAGCATTGAGTATTGAGTTGGATAAAAACTCAACACTAAATGAAGAAGAATATAAGAGTTCTTCTGGATTGATTGGGTCGTTGAGTTCTAATGATGCAAACATCGAGTGGTTGGTTACGGAAACTGAAAAGTTCTGTAAAGATAAAGCAGTATATAATGCCATCATGGAAAGTATTCATATCATCGATGGAAAGTCCCAAGACAAAACTGACACTGCCATCCCACATATATTGTCGGATGCTCTTGCAGTTTCTTTTGATACCCACATTGGTCACGATTACATTGAAGATGCAGATGACCGATATGATTTTTACCACAGAAAAGAAAAGAGAGTCCCATTTGACTTGGACTTTTTGAATGATATTACTGCGGGTGGAACACCAAGTAAAACATTGAACATTGTAATGGCAGGAACAGGTGTTGGTAAGTCAGCATTTCTTTGTCATCATGCCGCAAATTGTTTGACACAAAATTTGAATGTGTTATACATCACTTGTGAAATGGCAGAGGAAAGAATTGCAGAACGAATAGATGCAAACTTGATGGACATGACGATGGATGATTTGAAAGACCTTCCAAAGCAAATGTATGACAAGAAAATGAATACTATTTCATCCAAAATGACAGGTAAGTTAATTATCAAGGAATATCCTACTGCATCTGCAAACGCAAATCATTTCCGTGCATTGATAGATGAACTTCAAATGAAGAAGAAGTTCAAAGCCGATATTATATTTATCGATTACTTGAATATTTGTGCATCATCACGAATCAAAGGTAGTGCGAATGTTAATTCGTATCAAATGGTAAAATCAATTGCAGAAGAACTTCGTGGACTTGCAGTAGAAAAGGATGTTCCAATTTGGTCTGCAACACAAGTAAACCGAAGTGGTTTTTCT